CTCACAAAAACAATAATGTCAACATTTTGGGGTAAATTGTGGGAGCGAGAGGACGCAAATCAGATAAGCATTTGAACGTGATCGGGCCGGCTGAAAAACGGCCAAGACCACGATATGGAATGACGAAGAGAGCGCGCGATCTCTGGATGGCAATAGTTGACAATCTTCCTGCAGCACACTTCAGAAGGGGCGATTATCCGCTCTTGCGGGCTTATTGTGAAGCTGAGGCATTGCACTATAAAGCGACAAAGATGATCGACAAAGAAGGCGCGGTTCTTCAAGGGACAGTTATCAAACAAAATCCGTGGGTTGCCATACAAACCCAGACAGCGCATACAATGAGCCAGCTTGCTACCAAATTGAGGCTTTGTGCCAACTCAAGGCTTTCAAGAGGGCAAAGCGGATCCGAAAAAGGGAAGAAATCAAAAAGGGAAGGGCTGATGTTCGGTGGGCAGACAGAGTAACCGCGGCGATAAGCTGATAGAGTTTATCCAAACGCTGAAAATCCCTGAGGGCATGCATACTGGCAAGCCCTTTTTTTTGCTTCCGTTTCAGAAGAAAATCATACGGGAAGTCTATAATCCTATCGATGAGAATGGATATAGAATAATCCGGCGGGCGATCTTTTCTGTAGCCAAAAAGAATGGGAAAACTCCTCTCGTTGGCGGGCTCGCATTAGGCCATTTGATCGGGCCGGAAGCAAAGCGAAATGAGCAAATTTACAGCGCGGCCTATGACCGGGATCAGGCAGCGATTACCTTTCGGTACATGAGCCAAATGATTCTGATGGACGAAGAATTGTCTGATGAGCTCATAATTCGAGAGAGCCGAAAAGAGATTTACTGTCCGAGGCTCGGCTCGATGTTTAAGGCCCTCTCCTCAGAAGTCCGGGGGAAACATGGTTTGGGCCCTGCCGTCCTGATCATGGATGAACTTGCTCAATTTGGGGCAGATCGGACATTTTACGACACACTTGCTCAGGGGCGAGGGGCCCACAAAGAACCAATCCTGTGGATTATTTCGACTCAGGCAGCAGATGATCTCGCAGTTCTGAGCCAGGAGATTGACTATGCCTTAAAAGTCCAGAAAGGCGAGATTCCGGATCCCACAATAAAGCTTTTCTTGTTCGAGACATCTCCAGAGGTCGATCCTTTCGATCCGGAAAACTGGGAGGCAAGTAATCCTGCATTAGGCGAATTTTTGAATCAGGATGATATGGTCGAAGCGGCCCGAAATGCCCGATATATGCCGAGTGCAGAAAATAATTTTCGCAATCTTCGACTGAATCAAAGAGTGTCGATGACCGAGCATTTCCTCTCGCCGACTATGTGGAAAGCCTGTGGTGCCGAGCCAGATCCGGAGGCCCTCGAGCATGGCGAGATTTACGCCGGCCTGGATCTGTCGGGAAAGAACGACTTGACGGCCTTGGTGCTGGATGCCATATGGGATCGAAAACACCATTTCTTTCCGTACTTCTGGACCCCAAACGACAATATTCATGAACGCGGGGACCGGGATAGAATCCCTTATGCTCTCTGGAGGGACCAGGGATATCTCGAGGCCAAACCCGGGAAAACGATCGATTATCGGTGGGTAGCTCACAAAGTGGCTGAGATTCACGGCAAACACCATATCCATGAGCTCCGGTTTGACCGGTGGCGGATAGAGGATTTCCAGCGCGAGCTGGATGACATCGGCTGCGATTGCTACATCAAGGACAAGGAGGAGCCCCAGAGCGACGATGCTCTTTGCCTGGTTCCTCATGGCCAGGGCTACAAAGATATGAATCCGGCTGTCGAATCGATTGAGGACATAATTACCGAAGAACGGGCTTACCATGGTAATCATCCCGTTTTGACTATGTGCGCTTCGAATGTGGTTATCCAGAAAGACCCGGCTGGGTCCCGAAAATTCGCCAAAGACAAAAGCACGGGCCGGATTGATGGCCTTGTCGCCATGGCCATGGCCTGCAATGGGGCGGATCTACCTGAGCATGAAGAGGTGAGCGTTTACGAGACGCGAGGATTGAGAACGCTATGAATATTTTCCAGCGGTTGAAGCTGATTTTTTCGAGGAATATCGATGATTATTTCAAGAAATCCCGCCGAATGTTCGTGCCGGTCGTCAAAGGCGGTATGTGGGTTGATCATGAAACGGCCCTTTCCCTGGCCGCTGTATTCAGCGCGGTCCGCTACGTTTCAGAATCTGTGGCGTCTCTCCCTTGGGAATTGAGGCGAAGGAAGCGAGAAGGTGGAACTGAGCACGCCCTGACGCATGGGGTTTACCGACTCATCCATACCAGGCCTAATCCGGAGATGTCCTCTTTTGATTGGCGTGTTCTGATGATTGCATGGGCGAATCTCTGGGGCAATGCCTATGCTGAGATTTCATTCGATAGCATGCGTAGGCCTATAGCTCTTTGGCCTATCAATCCAGATCGAGTGACGCCGAGAAAGGAAAACGGCGTTTTATACTACGAGATTTTTCAGAAATCGGCTGAGAAGATCATCATCATGCCGGAGAATATGTTTCATATCCGGGGTGTCGGGGACAGCACTCAAGGGTATTCTGTGGTTTCTCTCGCGGCAAGAAGCATCGGACAAGGACTGGCATCGGATGAATTTGCAGCATCATTTTTTGAGAATGGAGTAGTTACTTCTGGTGTTATTAAGCATCCGAAAGGATTATCAGATACGGCGTTTGATCGCCTCCAAAGAGATTTTAAAAAGAGATTCTCTGGCCCCCAAAATGCGGGGCATCCTATATTTTTTGAAGAAGGCATGGAATGGCAATCATTGAATATGCCCCTCAAGGATGCCCAATTTCTTGAGAGTCGTAAATACAATGTGACAGAGATTGCCCGATGGTTTCGGGTGCCTCCTCATAAAATCGCAGACCTCGACCGGGCCACGTTTTCGAACATTGAAGAGCAGAATATCGATGTGGTCCAGGAAACCATCATCCCCTGGGCGATCCGGCTGGAGCAGGAAGTCAATCACAAGCTCATCAGCCCGATGAGCCAGAATGTATTTTTCTCCAAAATCAACGTTAACGGGATGCTCCGGGGCGACAGCATTCACCGGGCAAATTATTACCATCAGATGAGAAATATGGGCGTCTTGAACGTGAACGAAATCCGCGAGCTGGAGGACATGAACCCTATAGGCTCTAAGGGCGACAAGTACGTTATGCAGGGCCAGTACACGACTCTTGAAAAGATAGGCGAAAAGCAGGAGCCGCCGCCGCAATTTCAGCAGGGGAATAATGAGGAAGACGAAGAGGAAGAGAATGTCAACGCGGCGTGGCGGCCCATAATGTTTGATGCTCTCAATCGAGTGGAAGCCAGGAGGAAAAACCGACTCACCGATGCCTTGGAGCACATGAATGAGGAGAATTTCAATTCCTGGCTGCCGAAGTTCGTCAAGGAACATTCGCAGTATTCTATCAGCGCCATGCGCCCTTCTTTTATGGGATACGCTCAGGCTCTGGGCGTCATGGATTTTGTAAGCCTTGAAACATACCTGAGCAACATTATGACCCGCGATAAAGAGAGTATTTTCCAGGGCCAATCCGAAGAGGATTTATGGTTTTTGGTGGAAAACATCCAGACTGAAATCAAGTCTCTCAGGAGGTACGAATATGCCGTTACCGTCGCCGCGTCCTGATGAGGACAAAGACGATTTTATCGACCGCTGCATGGGCGATGACGTTATGACCGAAGAATACCCAGACGAAAGCCAGCGCCGGGCCGTCTGTGAAAAGCAATGGACAAGCGATGACAAGGAGGACAAGGATATGGCCGGATTGAAGATGGTCAAGAACGCAAAAGAAAAATCAGCCGATATCTGGATTTATCAGGATATTGGAGAGGGATGGTTCGGGGGATTCACCGCCAAGCATTTTGCGGATGAGGTTAAAAAGCTTGGCGAGTTGGATACCCTGAACGTTTATATCAATTCGGCAGGAGGAGACGTATTTGACGGCGTGGCCATCTACAACATTCTCAAGCGCCATAAGGCCAAGGTGATTGTCGAAATCGATGCCCTAGCCGCCTCCATTGCCTCCGTTATCGCTATGGCGGGAAATGAGATTCGCATGGCTGAAAATGCCATGATGATGGTTCACAATCCTTGGGGCTTCGTGATGGGTGATGCAGCGGATATGCGGAAGGCAGCCGAGGATATGGACAAGATCAGGGATTCCTCTATTGTGCCGGCCTATGTGAAACAGAGCGGCATGGAAGAAGAGAAAGTCATTGAATTGATGGATGCCGAAACTTGGATGAGCGCCGAGGATGCTAAGGAATACGGATTTATTGATGAAATCACGGCGGAAAAGAAGATGGCTGCGCGAATCAATCCGGAGAAGTATAAAGACGTTTTCAAGACTATTCCGGAGAAAGTGACGGCAAAGCCGAAGGATAAGACAGAACGTGAAAATCATCCCAAAGTGGATGACAAGATAAAACAGTTGAAGAGGGATGGAATACTAAGGTAGCTCTCGCACAGTCGGGCGCCGCCTGAAGGCCGGGTCGAGCCTGGTCACAACCGACAACCCTGATTTTGCCCTTCAAGAGGATTTCTTGAGGGGTTTTTTATTTGGAGGATTCTACGATGATAGATAAATTGCGTCAGAAACTTGAGGATATTCAGGAGCAAGTCAAGAATATCATCAATGCAGTTCAGGCCGATGACAGGGAGTTTACCGAGGAAGAGCTGGATAAGCTCGAGGCCCTGGAAGTGGAGTTCAAAAACACGGACAGACAGGTGAAAAACCTTGTCCGCGCTGAGGAAAGGGAAAAGAAACTCCGCGAAGTCCCGACCCGTGTCACTGATTCGGATGATGAAGTGAGAGATGCCCAAAATAAAGGAATGCAAGTTCCTAAAGGGGCGCGGTTCAGCATTTCAGAAACGCCGG